TCCTTCCTATTTCTAGGGATGTTGATAACATAACAAGACCGCAGGAAAATACTCCAGAAAGGAAGAAAGCTATCGCAGACTTCAGCAGCTTTATTAAGACTTACTTTACAGAGAAGGCGAAATACCGTCATGAATTAGGTTTTGATGCATCCTATTCACTAGGATCAGGTCCAAATGGACCTGCGTTATTGTCAGCACACCTTGATGTTTATGCCCTTAAGAGGGAAGGACTGGCAGATACCATCACATCTTTCTTCAAACTTGTCAAACACCCACTAGGACAGTCATTTGAGTATATAAGTAAAACTGATCCAGAGGGTTGTGACACTCCAAACCTTAAAGCAGGTAAGATATCATTTCTAGCTGAGAATGGAGGAAAAACTAGGGTTATTGCTGTAGTTGACTTCTGGACACAGCAGTTATTAAGACCAATACATCTTGCCGTGATGTTAATACTGAAAGGTATTAAATCCGACGGGACGTTTGGTCAGAATGCTGCTTTCAAACACATTCTTAAACAAAAGAGTGGGTTTGCAGCCAGTTTTGACTTGTCAGCGGCAACCGATAGATTCCCATTCCGTCCTCAGTATACTGTGGTATCCCAACTGTTTGGTTTGCAGATCGCTAACCACTGGGCCAAGTTACTTATAGACCGTGACTACACCTATGTTGATGCAGATAAGGTTGTGAAGAAGATCAGATGGGCTGTAGGACAACCCCTTGGAGCATACTCATCATGGGCTGTGTTTTCATTAACACATCATCTACTAGTTCATTATGCGTATTACCTATCTCTTGAGGATAAGTCTCTTTTCAAGCTTTGGAGCTATGATAGATACTCTCTTCTGGGAGACGACATTGTAATATTGGATAAGAGTGTTGCAGAGCAGTATCAAAGGCTTATGGACCAATTGGGTGTAGAAATACACCCTCTTAAATCCTTTATCGCCGATAGGCATTGCGGTGAGTTTACTAAAAGACTTTTCTATATGGGCAGAGAAATATCTCCCATTCCTATCACCATCTTTTCAGCTATTAAGGAAAGTCTTTATAACCTCCCCCAATTCCTAGAGATGATAACGGAACGTTGGAATATTCCATCAGCAATTGTAGAGCTTTGGGCACTTGATAACAACAATTTTACCAAAAAGACAGGGTTATTACAGACCATTATAGGGTTTAGACACCTTATTAATGGGGGTAATGCTCTGCCCTTTTGTCTCGAAGATAGAATTCAGGTTCTTAAGGAACTTAGAAGATATATTTTCGATAATGTTGCACTCAAAGTAGATTACTATGGGAATGAAATGGTCATCGACACAACTAACTGGAGTAAGAGTAAGAGGAGCAAACTCTCAATTAAATGTGAGGAGGACCTATTCGA